GGATTATTTTTGCGTGTCGCTGCACGTGCTTAATTAGCAACATCACAGTGGCCTCTAGGATGAGGCTGTATCCACATGGGGACAGTTGTGACTGGTAATCATTATTGTCAACAGGGTGGGGGATCTGGGGTCTAACCAAAGGAACCCTAGAAACTCACAGGAGATCAGCTGCTTTTAGCGCGGTTCCTGTGAGCTTTGTGGTGGCTCCACGCTCAGTTGGCTACTGAGGGTGTGATGAGGTTTGCTAGCCTGTATGGGTGCAGTTGAAGTTCGCTGCATGCCGGATTTGAGGGGTCTAACTAACAGTACCCTAATACACAGTAGAGATTAATAGAGTCGATTGCTCGCCCGGGCTGCGGACGGGGGGCATGCTGACTGTGAGGCCCAGATTCCTCACTTCCTGAAAGCTAACAAGCTGGTGTCAAGGCGCCTCCGCAAGGGGTGCGTCGTGGCATATTCGAAACAGAGATCGGCGGACACTTCCCTCCATGCATTCGTGTGTGGCCAAAGCCCGAAGTACCTCTGGTGCGTCAGATCAGGTATCCCAAATCTAAAAGGATTAATCTATTTCAGTGTCGGTGTACCGAGTGTGATAACCGAGAATGCAATTGTGGTTGGTTGCAAACTAAAAATCGCGCTAGAGGCTGCTACTTAAGCAGCCACCACGTGTGGGCTCGTTGTCCAACCTGCACGCGGGATATAAATAACCGGTCCCAAGATGGCCTTTCGCGTCGTTGCGGATTGTCATTGTCCTGTCTCCTCATAGTTTGAGCGGGCAGGCGGGACCGGGTTTTGGGGCGCACAGCGCAGAGCAACAGCTCACCCAGGACAACTAGGCATGGCGGTGTACGGGAGTAAACCTTTGCCGAAACATTTCTCCTATGGACAAAAAAAAAACAACCAAATTTGCCAAGAAAGATCCCCGACATTTTTCAAACCAAGGCAAGCAAACCACAGTAGGTTCGGGAGGCTCTGGGGGGCCTAAGAAAACACCCCAGAAGAGTGACAGATATAGTTCTTTTCCTGAATTGAATCGACTGATCGCTGCCCACAGAGCCAACAAAGACCCGAGTCTAGCTGGAGAACTGTTGGCGGCGGTGCATGCCGAGCAGGATAAAATTAATTATGTGGCCGATGATCAGAGTGAAGAAGACTTCCCTGTGATTCACATCTCTCAGGCTGAGCTAGTAGCCAAGATGTTGAAATTGCAGAGGGAGGCTGCTCGACGATCCGCTGGTAAAGCGGATTCCGAGGGTTTTTTCACTGTTCCCGGCCGTGCTCGATCCCAGCACAACACTCGCAAAGGATCTGGGACTGGGTCCCGTGACATTTGTCTCATTTGCTTGCGCGATCCCTGCGCTTGTGATAATGAGAGCGATAGTTCAATCGCTACCACCGTTGTCGCGGATCAACCATTTGTGATGGCTCAGCAGATTGATGAGCCCGCAGATGAGGATGAGCAGTGTGCAGCTTTGCTGCGTCTCTGTGCTGTGAGTAAGCACATGTCCAAGACGCAATATGCAGAGCACAAGCAGAAAGCTCCTCAGACCAATCAGTCAAAGAAAGACGATTGCGCCAGCGAAGCTGAGCGCGTCGCAGCGGCAGCTAATGGGCGCCGCAAGGGTATTCTCAAGAAGGAAGCTGCTTTCAAGGCAAAGAATCCACCTCCAGTGGTTATTGTCAAGCAGGCTACCTCGGCTATTATGCGCAATCTCCTCGGTGCTATCAAGCACCTGAGTCGAGCTGCTGCTGAGCCTGAGATTGTCCCGGCAGTTCCGATCACCGTGTCAGTCCCTCCTTTTACGGAAGTGGAGAACGGTGACGGAAATCTGTTTAATAGGGAGAGACGTGTGTTGGTTTGTAATCAATTTAAGAAACATACGATTCCATGGGCCGATTTTATGGGTTATGTCAACACTGACCCGTTGCTCAAGGAACGTTACTTACAGACACACGTGGGGCTCACATTTCATTCTAGGGATATTGAAATTGAGCTCCCCGCAACAATGGTCGATGAGCTGAGTGCTTTTTTCAACTGGAAGCCCAGAACCACATATGATGATTTTCAACTCTGTGTGGTTAAGGCCCAGAAGTATTGTGCGCAGATTCAAAATCTGTCTAGTGAGATGGAGAAGCAGGCGATCCTGTATGCTCCAGTCTTGGCTTGGCACGATAATCAGCGTCACCGACAAAATGCGGCATGGGTTTTGCATAATAAGCACATTGGCACTATTGCGCGTGCCAAGCTGTCTTGCAAACGCAGTTCGGAGGGTTTCAGGAATGGTGGGTGGAAGTATGTAGTGGCTGCATGTGCTGCGGCAGTAGTAACAGGTGTTGCTGCTGTCTGCGCTGGCAGGGCTCTGCAACGGAAATACCCTCTAGTGAGACTCACACCCCAGAGTGCTTGGCACCTGGCTTCCGGTTATGCGACCGTGCTTGGCCGTTGCGGCCGTTGGTTTATGGAGCTGCCTACGGATATCCGATTTATCGATCCGGCAGCTTTCTTAACCGGAGGGATGTATTACAGTGGTCGGTTGACTAGCGTTTCTAAATAGGGCGCGTCACCGAATAAGAAGATTACCCTGTCGGCTGGTTCGCATCTCCTAAAGCCGGTAGATCAGGGTCCACAATTGGAAGCATGCAATCAATACCCCCTTTTGAACTCCCACCTCGGTAGGCCCAAAAGCATCAGGAAAGGTGCCAAGGTGTCCTATCGGGAAGATAAATGTCAAATCAAGAAACCTATTTCAGACCCGGATGCGGTCAAAGGTGTGCAGGCTGAGTTTGGATTCAATTCCGGACAATATAGACCTGTAGCCTTTGGGCCCACCCTGCAAAACGAAGAGCAGTCCATTTATGCTCGCGTTCTGGCCAAGACCATTGAGCCAGACTCCACCCTACTGGAGTGCATTGCGTGGTGCAAAGCTAATCACAAGAAGCTTTTCCCCCGGATCAAGAAGATCGTGAGTGACTCTTTCGATGTTTATTTGGCGAACTCTAACGCCTCTCCCAGTGTCAAGCGGATACTGCAGAAAACATATGAGACCATGGTGGCGGAAGGTTATGATGAGGACAGTGATTTGACAGCGGAGTTGCTGCATCGCTGGACTACTCGAGCCTCTTTCGTCAAAGTGGAGAATAATTTGTACCAATCGCCAGCCGGCATGAAGGAGAAAGCTCCACGATTAATTCAAGGTGCGCAACCTGAGTTTATCGTTATTGTCGGCCCCTGGATTTCTGCCCTGCAGCGTGTCATTAAACGTCGTTGGGGGAAAAAAAACAATCTCGTTTTCACCAGCGGGGTTAGTGCCAGGGACGCAGCAGCGGTGGTCAATGTGCCAGAGTGGCAGAAGTTAGAGGATGACCTCGGCAAGTTCGACTGTTCAATCAGCCGTCCTTGGTGCGAATATGAGGTTTGGCTTTGTCGTGCTTTTGGGGCACCCAGAGCCGTACTCGATCTAATGCTGGCTAATATCAAGACTCATGGAAGCACACTCCACGGACTCATGTATAAAGTAGATGGAACAAGGAAGAGTGGTGACCCGTATACGTCATTGATGAATTCAATTATCAATGGACTATCACACCTGTATCTCTACTGCAACTGGACTGGACGGTCGGTTGTAGAGGCGCAAGCCACGATAAGAATGCTCCTGCAAGGCGATGACAATTGTCTCGTTCATAAAGAGCAATGTCAGTTTCCCTGGAAAACCGGGATGGCTGGCCTTGGCTTTGACAGTGAAGCAATTTATCGCGCCACCTTTGATGAAATCGAATTCTGCAGCAACCGCATGTATTTCACGGATGCTGGCTGGACTTTTGGGCCCAAGCCTGGGAAAGTTCTAGCAAAATTGGGCTACATTATTAACCCGCCGATAGGCGTAAAAAAAGAGTCACTTATGCGAGGGGTGGCTCTGGGTTTGCAAAAGCAGTGTAGTTTCATACCTCCTCTAAGAGCAGTCGTAGATCACATCCTTACCCTGACAGCAGGGCACAAAGTGTGGGTGGACAAGAACAAGTCCACCGCATGGAGTGAGATGTGCGGCCTCAAACACACTGGAGACCTACTCAAGGAAACACCCGAAATAATGCTGCATTTGAACGAGCAGTACGGGTGGAGTTATGGTTGGCAGAGTGACTTTGAGGCGCGGCTAGCCACTATGAAGCTTGGGGATGCTTGGGATTGCGCGGCAGCTACGCTGCTTTTTGATCGCGATACCTCAGCACCCCAGCTCATTTTTGGTGACATTGGTAATACCAGTGTCGCTCTTGGAGCTTAATCGCAAGCTGTAATCAGCATTCAACCTGGTCTGACCGGTTATGAGTTGTAGTTAAACAACACATAAACCTGGTAAAGACCTACGAGTGGTTCCAAGGCCACCGCCCCGTTCGCAGGGGATTCTGAGGACCAGGTTATGGCGCTTTCGCGCCCATTGATCAGCACAATCTATACATGCTGGCGGTTTTGTGTGTTAACCGTTACTTAAACACTCTAGAATCAGGGAATGCCTACACTAGTCAGGCACATTGATCCACAACGCTATTGTCCTGCTTGTGGGGAGTGCACGTGTACCCTGTTGGTTGTAAGAAGAAAAGACCCCACCCCTCATAACTGAGTAGTACCACATGATGACGCCATAAAGATCCGACCTCCATTCTGCAGCCTAACCCGGAGCAGGTGTCGAGCTTTGGTCCTCTTGCGAAGACGAGTCATGTAAGGGCACCTATGATATACTCGAGGGTATTGGTGGTAAGTACACACTGCAACATTATTTCTAAATCATGCCTAAATCTCATTCCAAACAATCCAACAAACTCAAAGGTCTCAAGCAAGTCGAAAAGGCTGTGAAGAAGGCCGCAGTTAAGCGCACAGAGAAGAAAGTTCTCCGCGCTGTTCTGCCGAAATTCTCTGGAGCCGCAGGCTCAGGGAACTATCGGCCCACCTCCCTAAATCGCGGAAACGTCCGTGGGAGTGGGGATTACTTTTCCGATTTCCTCGGAGGAGTGGGCAAAGGAGCAGCCATTGGGCTCTCCTCTTTGCTAGGAGGGGGTGACTATCGAACTGAAGGTCCGAAGTCTAACTCCCTGATGCACATCCTTTCCAACGCAGCAGCTGCTGGTGGAACTAAAGGAGAGGCGCCCAGTGTTGCTCCGTTCAACATGGGTGCGCTGTCAGTGCAGTTTGCCGGTCAGGCCCCCCGAATGGCTCATCGTGAGTTCATCGGACCTGTTCTGGCCCCAGCCAATCCGGCTCATTTCAACACAACTGTGTACCGCATTCAGCCAGGTCTGAGCGGCGCCAATGTGCTGTTTCCGTGGGGTTCTAGTGTTGCAAAGTGTTTCCAGCAATACGTGATGCACGGGATGATCCTGGAGTTCGTGTCGACGAGTTCCAACTTCGCGACTAACAGTGCACTCGGTACTGTTATGATGTCCACCCTCTATGATGCCAGCAAGGACCCGCTGGCTACTGAGTTGGCAGTGAACAACAACGAACACACAACGTTGGATGAGCCGTGTAATAGCTTCTATCATCCGATCGAGTGTGCGAGCGGGGAATCTCCCACTACTGTGAAGTATGTGCGCACGTCCAATGCGCCCACGTCTTCATCCGATGATCGTCTTGACGATATCGGAATTTTCCAGCTGTCAACCGAGGGGTTGACGGCTGTTGAGGGCACTCAAATTGGCGAACTCTGGTGCACATATGACATAGAGTTCCTCAAAGCCGAGCTGCCCGATCTCCATGAAGGAGTTTCTGCGGTTGTGACTAGTGACATCGAACCCGGTGCTCACAACATCACACAGCCCTATGCTGATGCCACTTTCAATCCAGCGAACAGTTTGCCTGTCACTGTGATCGGAACTGACATTCTGGGGCTGCCGGAGAAGTATAATGGTGACTTCCTGCTAGTGCAGTTAGGAGTTGCCACTCTTGGTGGTGTGATTACCTCATGGACGGCTTCACCGGTCGTTACGGGGTCTGATATCACGCCACTATTGCTGTTCCCAGACAGAACGCAGAATTATGGCTCGGCCAGTATTTCTGCCTCCAATGGTGTGTCCATCATTCAGCTCTATGCGTTCACGACGATAGCTGAGGATGCGGCTAACAACCATATCTGGACCGCTTATACCGGTACGAACAGCGCGAATCTGGATGTGAGCTGGACTACGTTTATCCTTCCCTTGGATAACGATGTCCAACCGCCCGCTGCGGAAACATCTCTCATCCGGCTTCTTGGCAGCAAAGGCAAGGCACTCGCCCAATTGCTTGCACTGTATAAGAAGCCGCCGCGCCTCGCCGTTTCTGACGATGACCATTCTATTGGAGAAGTTGTCCCATATTCGACGAGTGCGCCTGCCGCTTCAACCCGGAGTATTCCCGCCTCATCCTTGAGCGATTCAGTCGTGCTGGCTGCCTTTCGCTCGGTCACGGGCTCCGGTCTTGCCAGGTCCTGAGCGTAATGTTGCTCTCTCGACCTGGGCTTGCCCACTTGCAGGATTTAACTCGTCCCCCGCATTTAATTACGAGTCTCAGCCTCTTACCAGAGAGGTCCCCTCCACCTTATATCAGTGTCACCAAAGAAACTGGCTCATGTAGGTGGTTGTATTTTGGAGCCGGTTATTACCCTTAAAACCTCGGCGGGTTTCGTTATAGCTCAACGAAGGGAAGAAATATTTTTAGGAGGTGAGATCTCCGAGTCGATTGGCGCTTGACGTGCGCCACTTAAATAATCACATTCTGCGCGGAAAACGCTGCGTTGTGATAAATACATTGGGAGAAATCTCGATCAAGCCGAAAGGTAATTGATCGGGTGCCGTTTTCCAATGTCGTCAAACAGTTACCAACTATTTACTAGAAATTTTGATTTTTTAGGGGCCG